ATGTTGATTTGTGACTGCCGGCAATACCATTAATAATTTATGTTCAGCTTTTTTAACGCTGTCTTTTATAGGATGATATGTGAACTTTGCAATAATTTCTTTTTCTTTTACGAAAACTGGTAAAGTTTTAACGTCTTCGTATGAAGATTGAAATTTATGTTTACTATATGTTAAAGTGATTTTTTTATTTTCACTAATCCATTTTTTAACAAGAGATGCAACTTTATTACCCAAGCCTGCATTTGTACCATGTTTTAATCTATCCAACCATAATCTAAATTCTTCGCTGTTATCGTATTGATAATAAACTTTATTAGCAAGCAGTTCAATGATTTGTTCTTCTTTTAATTTTGGTAAATCAACCGAAGTTTCTTTAATATAAGTTTCCTCGTATTTATTCTCAGGTACTACGACTACAACAAAAGAATCCATTTCTTTGCGTGTATCTTTAGCATCTGTAATACCGACTAATTTATATTCAAAACTACCAGGTTTTGATTTGTCTATATCAATTGTGATTTGACCAGATTCATCAGACGTTACATTAGGTTGAATTATTCCATCTATAGAATATGTAAAAGTATAAGGAGCTTCTCCATCTACGCCGCTGAATATTATTTGTGGAACTTCAATTTCAGTGTATTTAATTTCAGTGATTAATTCTTTGCTAACTTTTGGACTTGTTGCAAATCCAAAATCGTAAAACACATATTCTGGCTTAGTTGCTAAACAAGCTTCTAATTCTTTATCTATATTTGCATTGATATTAGGAATAGGTAATGTGTCTTTAAGATCTGCAAAATTAGGATCTAGCTTTTTATCTTCTAATGAAGGTGCTTGTGATTCATAAAGTTGTTTAAATGCTTCTTTAAAGCCAGCATCTAAAATTGCTTTTTGACCAGATTGGTGAATGTTACCGAAAGGTGTTTGTGAAGTTTTGACTGCATTGAAATATTCTTGAGAAATAAGCATAGCCATGTCGTCTGATGTCTTAAGTGACTTAGACGCCATTTTTGAAGATACGTTATTTATGAATAATGGCCACTGTGCAGGCATAGTTATTTTTATTTACAGATTATCTATCTACTTTTTCTGCTTAATCTTTTCTAATTTAGATTGTAAACCTTTTACCTTAGGTAATTCAGGTGCAATCGGAGGACCTGAAGGTCCAGTCGGTGTTGGATGCGTATGTGAATTAAACGCATTCATAAAATCATCTAAAATACCTCTTAGCGTTTCGCCTCTAACAGCAGGTTCTGATTCATCAGTTGGACTTGTTGCTATAAAAATATTGTTAGAGTTTAAATAAATTTTATCATCTTTAAACTTAATCATCGGCTGAGAGTCTTTATCTTTACCTGTTGTAATGATTAAACCATCTTCTTCAGACTTATAAAATCTAAAATTTCTAGTTGCATCATATATTAAAGCGATCACGTCTTCTGGTTTTGCAACGCTGTCTAAAATTTCAGATTTAAGTTGTTTATTTTGATTAATCTGATATGAATAAACAGGTGCATAAATATTACCATTATCAAAAGTAATAGCAACTATATCACCAACATTTGGTATCAAGTGCTGACCAACTGCCATTCTATTTCCTGCACTAGCCCATGGTATGGTATCAGCTGTAAGATTATCAAAAGTTCCATAAACTTTAACCTTACATCTGCCATTTTTAAGAGGATCTTTATTATCGATAACCTCTCCAAGCCAATGTCCGTCTCTAAATGAATTCATTAGAATATTTATCTATATTATGTAAATGCGTTTGGATTATCTTTTAGAATAGCCCAATAGTCTGCAAATCTATTCACACGATCTTGTAAACCATTAAAACCCCCATTAATTCTTCGTGTTATTGCTTTAATACTTGCAAGTGAATCATCTACAGCATAAGCATTTAATTTTCTAGTTTGCCAAAACCATGTTGCAGTATCTGCAGCATACTTAGTTGCTAACGCAGTTGGATTAGATGTAAGATCTTCTCCGCAGTATTTCGAAAATTGTTTATAGTTTGCACGTCCTGTAATTTGAACAAAGCCACGACCTTTAAAACGTACACCATCACCCGGTTGAGTATTACCAAGATCCTTTCTGCCTTCATACGCTGAACCTGACGCAAATTCTTCACGCCATTTAAATTCACCAGATTCATGTGCACATTGAGCTAAAAAGTGAGCTCTTTGCAAGGGGCTAGTAATACCATATTTTTTCATAGCCATGATCAAAGATCTTGGTACAGCTTTAGGTTTTTTAGAACCAGATTTATAAACTATGTTATCAGTCTTATATGAATCTATTTCTTTCTTAAGCTTTTTAGATGCGTCAGGATCAAACTTCGAACTACCACCTAATGCAGATAACGTTGAAGAGCTAATAGATCCTCCGCTTAACGACGCTGAATCTGCAGCAGCTAATTCTTCTTCTGTCATTTCAACAGGCTGTACTCCGCCGACGTGCTTTATAGTTTCTAAATCATCTTGTATTAATTTAAAATCAGCTTTATTAATAGGCACGTCTGAAATACCAGAAGGCGTTAAGTGTTTATGTGTATTGATAGCATCTATAAAATCACTTAAAGTTTTTCTTAATGTTTCACCTTTGGCAGTAGGTTCGCTTTCGTCATTTGCATCTTTAGACACAAATATATTATCAGAGTATAAGAATATCTTACCATCTTTGTCAAATCTAATCATTGATTGCGATTCAGCATCTGAACCATTACCGATCACAAAACCAAGTTCTTTACTATATGTTAAGACGAATTTTCTATTTACATCAAACGAGAATGAAGTTACTTTACTAGAATCTTCTTCTCTGTTAATAACTTTATCTTTAAGATTTTTATTCTGATTGACTTGAGATGTATACAACGGCATGTATATGTTATCGTTATCGAATGTAACTTCAACAATATCGCCAATATTCGGTATAGTATGCTGTCCTCCTAAAAGTCTATTCATAGGAGAAGCCCATGGAATAGAATCCTTGGGAATATTATCGAATCTGCCATAGACTTTTATCTTGCATCTTCCATTTTTTAATGGATCTGCATTGTCTACAACTTCACCAATCCAATTTATAATTTTTGAAGTGTCAAGCATAATAATATAGTACTATAATATACTATCTATCATTCTTTATTTGTATACGTTTCCTAATGCTTTTTGTAAGCCATTATTTAAAATGTCTTGTATAGATTGGCCAGCTCCGAAATACACGTTTCCTAAAAGTGATTCTGCAACTTGTCTAGTATTTAAACGCTGTACATTTGTTACATTGTCTATTTTATTGACTAAATTCATGTAAATACCCTCGGTTTCTAATTTAGGTTTCATGCCATCCATTGTAAAAGGAATTCCAGTTTTATCTTTAACTATAGAAGATGCAGACGTAATAGCTTCCTGTTTTTTCTTCTCTGCCAATTTTTTCATATCTTCAGTAGCTCTTTTTTTAGCTTCTTCGAATTTACTCAATTTAGGAGACTCAATTATAGGAGCTGGAGCTTGAGCGCCAATAGATGCTACTATAGCATCATCTATAATGCCATTCATTGCAATCATTTCAACAGCAGTTAATCTTTCATAATTAAAAGCTATAATCTGAGAAGCCATTTCTGGAGCATCATTTTTAAGATCTGTAAAAGAAGTAACGCCAGTTTGGATATTCCATTCACAATTAGTTAATTGGAATGCAAGATATGGTTTTTTATTAGAACCAACTAGATCAACATCAACATCTTTAACTTCTAAAGTTTGCTGGTCTTCTATATTAGGATCTACATTAAAACTACTCACTTTACCAAGTTCAGCGGCCGGCGCTGCAGCACTAGTGTTATTATCATCATTAAATAACGGTCTAATATCTGACACATACACTTTAACTGAAAATTTTCTTAAATTAGGAGGTAAAACATAAGACCAAGATTCTTCATCAAAGACAGCTTCTCTATAATTTCTCATTAAACCAGTTATTGCTAAATTAACAGACTCTAAACAACCTAATGCCAATTCATTTCCATCTTTGCCAATATATGGTTCGTTTGTATCGTATGCTTGTAATTTATCTAGGCCTGACATTGATTGCCAATACCATGGCATATCTCTATTAATATTTTGTAAACCAGTTCTAAATGCAATTAACGCATCTAATTTTCTTTTATATTTCGGATTGGCTGTAACTAATCTTTTTAAATATGCTTCAGCTCCAGAAGGATCAAATAATGGTGAAGATATAATAGCATCAGGTGTTGATGTTCCATTAGGACCACTAGTTACTTTAACATCAATCCATTGAAACAACAATAAGAAGCCTAAATACGTAGGGTCTTGATACGGTAATGCTTTAAGCTTAGTACCTTTTCTAAAAAGTCCTGCCTTTCTAAATGCTTCGTTTTGTATAAAAAATGCCATCTATGATTTAATGTTTTGTTATTTATCTTTGTTATTTAGCGCTCTTGGTCATTGTCTTAGTATTGACAGTTTCTTTAGCCATAGTTTCTTTATTCAAAGCACTTACTTTAGTAGGCCATTCTCTTCTTAATAAAGTTAATTTTTGTAAAAACGGTTCATCGGCACCAGCCGTATATTCATAACGTATGGTATCTATTACATAAAAACCACTTACAAATTCGTCTAAAACTTGAGTGTCTGCTAATGGATCTTCTTTAGATATTTCTTCATTGATTAACTCTTCTCCTAAAGTTTTAAAATTAGTATTCTTTAATTTATCTTTTGTATTTTTAACTGCGAAACCTTCTTGCATTTCTCTTGTAAAAATAAGGACCGGTATTTTCATACCTCTATAAAGACCATGATTTGGACTTGACAAAGTTACGTTTAATCCCATTTTATAGATTTCAGCTTTGTTAATATCATTAATAAGAGAAGTTGTATAATAATTTATATGTGTATTACCGTGTGTTGGATCTACATCCATTCTTCCGGCGTATTGTTGTCTAACTTCATCTTTATAATCTTGTTCACCTCTTCTACCCTTTAATGGCTCTTCGTTGTCTCTCATTTTTTCAGATGCAATAGGTTGAATATCGAAAGAAACTAATTTTTCATCTGAGTCATTTTCAAAATATTGTAATATTGTTTTAGTTCCTTTAGAAAATGAAATACCACCTGAACTATTAGTAATCGCATAACTGATGATATATTGAGAACTACCTCCAAAATTTAAATGATTTGACAAAAGCAATTGACTTTTAAACGAATCAATTTCAGGCACTGAATTACTAGCATCTGTAAAACCCCTGTTAAAAACATGCATTAAACTATCTTCAAACTCATTTTTAGAATTAAAAACCTTATTTAAATCTATAAAATTAAGATAGTAATATGGATCAATAAAACCTGTTTGAAATGACTTATCGCTAATATATGAATGTTTGATTAATTTTTGTATGAAATTTAATCTACTATCAAATGGACAAAGTCTAGCCATTTTATCGTCAGTTGTGTCTATATTAGTTGCATAACCTAATTTTAAAGTGCTTGCGATACTCTTTAGATGTTTATCGGTATTATCACTTGGATAACCAACACTTTCATGCACATTTAAACCAGGCACTTTTAAAATACCTGTCATGTGAAATGTTCTTATAATCAATGGATCTGCCATTGGATCTTTTTCACTATTGAAAACATTAGTGATTAAAAAATCAGCTCTAATATCTTTAAATGTTGTATCTTGTCGTGATGCAATTCTAACACTAATAACATCGCCATCTCTTGGTAAAGCATCAGCTGAAAATGTGTGATCTGCATCTAAAAATGAAATGTTAACGGTTGGAATAAATCCAGATAAATCCAAATTGAATGAATCTATGTTAATATCTCTAATAACGATATTGTTAATTTTCACGAACGGAACCCACGAACCTATTTGTTTGGAATTTTGATCTCTATCTCCAGATTCTTCTTTTAACGAATCTATTTTGATCTCATCTAATTTAATAGTTGGTTCTAAGAGAGCTAAAACGTGTCTATTAAGACTAGTAGATCCATTCGGTGATTTTTGAGTAGTATCTGCCATAAAAATTATTTAGTTAAATCTATTGTACCGTTAAGTTTGATGACACCGTCTTTAATAGTAACGTTTGCTCCTCCAGTTTTTAATACGTTTGGCGGTAATATTTCAGTCGCTCCATTTGGATATTGAGCAGCCTTTCTTTTTAAATATTCTATACGTTTTTGATCTTCTATTGGTAAACGTTTAGTTTTTAAGAATTTATCTCTAATCACATCTCCATCTTCTTCAGTTGTTTTATCAACGGGTTTCTTAAAGTTAATTAAACCAGATTTCATAGATGGTATTAATAAAATATCACCTTCGCCGATTGTAAAAGGATTTGAGATGTTGTTATATTTCAATAAGTAATCTGCATAACTAGAATCGCCATAATATTTTTTAGCTAATAAATCTATTCTACATGCGTATTCTTTACCAACTATAATTTTATTAACAACTTCTGTAGTAGATGTTGAAAATAATAATGTAGGTTCAGTCATCATAACAACGTCATTTATTATTCTCTTAGTTTGAAAAGTTTTTAAATTCATTATCCGTTAGCTAATTTTTTGTATTCTTCAAATTCTTGTTCAGTCAATTGCACACCAGATTTAAGTGGATATAAGTTAGGCGTAGCAGTGTGAGTATTATCTCCTCTGTTAGCTGCAGCTACCTTTTCTTTATTAAAATCTGGGCCTTTTGCAGGTGTCATATAGAATCTTCCTTTGCCCGCGTTAAACATAGATTCAATTTCAGATTTATCTCTAGGTCGACCGGGTTTTAAAGTAATTGAAACTTCTAAATTTTCAGGAAAGTCTAAAGGTCCTAAAGGTCCGGTAAATTGTACTTCCGTTTTTTCACATATTAAATTACCAATTACAGCAATAGGATTTAATGGATTTCCGATCGTCACATGCCAAGAACCAGTAGGATCACCTGTTAAAAGTGCTGCTGCAATTTCACCTCCCTGTGGTGAATTAAATAAATCCATCAAAGCTCCACCTAATAAATTGTTAGCAGTTTTACTTAATAAACTTGTAATACCTGCCATAGTTCCACCTCCAGATAAACCCTTTAAATCACCTAATACTGATTTAAAGAATCCACCGAAATCTCCGTTGGTTAATTTACTTATATCACCTAAAGGTCTTCCTATCGAACCTTGACCTGAGTTTAAGTATCTAACTTCTCCGCCCCAAAACGGTGCATTAGAATATGTTAAAGTTAATATGTTAGCCAGTTGATCTAATAACAAAATTTTAGGGTTTGTATCGCCAATAGCTCTCATCTCATATTGAAATTTAAGAGTAAAGGACTGATTAAATTCCATACCGCCGTCCCTAACGGTCATAGATCGAATAGAATTATATGGACCAAACACGTGGTTTGGATATGTCTTTGTGAATGGATCAAATCCAGAAGGTTGCGATTCTATTCTTCTTTTTTCAGCAGCATTTACACCATTAGCTGTTGCATTTAAAGAGCTTAATATGGTACTGTTATCTATAAATGAACCTAATTTACCTCTTCTAGCTTGTGTCTGTGAATCTAAAGTTTGAACCTCTGCTTCAATAGCTTTCCATTTATAACTATAATCAAATTTTAATATTTCATCTAATTTATTACCGGTAGTTTCTGACATCCATGTAATTGCTCGAGCAACATCAGGCTGCGGCACATCGACAAGATCACCGGCTTTATTAGGTAATTTTAAATTCATAATATCATCTCCGATTGGAAACGAAAATCTTCGCAAAGTAATCATGTGATTATTTGGAATTTTACCTAAATATTTACAAAGTGCAAAATCAGACCACTCATATTTGTAACTTTTACCAGCACCTGCATTACATTTTTCAATTATCTTTGATACTGTTGGATTTTCATATATGCTAGTATCTCCGAAGTCTACCGTATTATATGAATCTTCTGAAGCATTCGTGAATGGCGTTCCATTAAATCTAAATAGAGCAAAATTATTAAAAATAGAATGTTGAGTATCTTTACCGTTTACAGTTTTTTTGGTATCTTTAGTCGTATACGAAGCAGACATAATTTTGCGATCATATAAAGAGACTGCTGTGTTTTTTGCTTCAGTAGTACTTTTTACATCACTGTCTGTATTTTGTGTTTGAGAAGGCGATATAATTTCACCATCATCTGCAATAGGTGGTTTTTCAAGCACTTTACCCTTAGACGCGTCTACTTGATTAGGATCGTCCTTTAAAGATATATTTTTTAATGCTTGTTCTATTTGATTATCTAAATCACTATTAGCCATAATAAGTTATGTATGTTAAATGCCTAATTGGCGTTATTACATATATATCTTATTTAATATTATTCAATATTATCAAGCTCTTTATTATCAGCTCTATATAACAATTTATCAAAATAATCTTTTTCTGGTTTAACTCTATCAGCTAAGAATTTTTTAAGTGAGGCTTCGAATTCTCCACGGGCGTGGTAGTAGTATTGTCCCTTTGAATAAAAGGAGCGACTGGTTAGATCCCATAAATCTTTGATATTCTTCTCAACGAAGTGATCTTGAAGTGAGTTAAAGAGCTCTTTCAATTCACCTTGCGTCTTTACGCAATATACTGAATCTACTGCAATCATATAGCTTTCCCATTTTTCAGTGAACACTCGTTCTAGATCTTGTATTGTAGGATAAAGTGATCGCTTAAGATTGATCTTAGTTTGTTTAGCATCAAAGTCACGCTTGAACGTAAGACCAAAGAAATATCTTTTTAAGAATGCAACATCATCATAAAACTTACTTATTTTAAGTTGATATTGTGGCATATCTGTATCAAACTTCACATCGTATATGACAGCTTGTACTGGGAATAAAACATTAGGGTATCTAAAATTAGAAAGTAAGGCGTATACTGTTTCGCCTTTTGAAAATAAACGATGGCGTATCATACTTTTTCAATGAATTTAACAGAATCGAATTTAGATAGAACAGTTTTTCCAGGATA